ACAGTTGGGGTTAATACATTATGTCCTCTAAAAATTCTTGTTCTTGATTAATATTTTCCTGCTTCTGTTTACTATCTTGATTTATTGGAGTTTTTGTCTCGTTAAATATCTCAATAGTGGGTGAAAGAAAGTCATTACAAGATATTAAAAAAGTAGTAATGCATAGAATGAGCAATACTACAGATAGAATAATTATATTTTTCATTTTAAATCTCGGTAATGTTAATAGGATAAGAAGCTTCCACCTGCTTCTTTTTTAAAATATACATGTCTGTTTTAAAGCCTTTTACGTCTTCAAAGGTTATTTCGCCGTTTGTCCAGAACACAAGATAGTCGCAAAGATATTTAACGCCACCTGTTAGGTGAAAAGGTGTTTGCCTTAGAAAAAAAATAACCTCGCCATTTTGTTGTAACTGCTTAAGTTCCATATATCTTTTATATTCCTTCTTTGAGGGAAATTTAATACCATCGGCCTCAACTGGTTTAGCTCTGAATTTATGTTTTAAGAATGCCATAATTCATCTTCTGCTTTTCTTCTATTGTAAAGTCCTTGAGAGAATTTACCGTTTACTTCAACTACGCCATGTTCTTTGCTAAAGAATTCGTGGGCAGTTCCTGCATAATCGCCGTCATTGAGTTTGCTAAGTCCATTACTTCTTTTAAAATTTTCACTACCAAAATTGAATATAAGGCTTGTTAGAGCGTCAAATTGATTTTGTGTAAGAAACCCTCACTAATGAATTAATTGCACTTTCTACGGCTTTTATATCGTTTTTTAGAAACTCTTCAGCTTTATCTTGCGAAAGATGAGGAGAAGAGTTCAACATTTCAATCAGCGCAATGTCTATTGATGGTATAACATGACCATAGCCAATAGTTGGTTTTTCGGCAGGACACGTATATACATAATCTTTAAAACCTTCAAATTGTTTAATAAGATCAATGCCTTTTTGAGATGCTTTCATTTCTTGTTCATTGTTATTTGGTGTTAAATTAATATTTATGCCTATTTCTTCTTTTATTATTTCTTCAGCGACTTCTTCAACCCAATTATTTGGATACCAAAAATAGCTAGAGGCAATCCCTACAACCAGAGCAATAAGAACTATAAAATATTTACTAAAAATAAAAATTCTGAGCAGTTTTTTCATAACGTGGATATTCTATCGTTCCTTTGTTTTATTGTACCAAAGAGGAGGGGAAATAAGCAAATCGATCTCAGTTTTTCAAAAAGAGGCTTAGGTGAAATTAGCTTTTAACAGATGAATTATTCTCATAATCGAGCATTATTAAATAGGCATTCCTTGCCCATTCTTCCCAGTTTTTAAAAGCAAATTCTTCGGTGTTTTGGCGATCGAATTTAAAGGGTCCAGGCACTCCTGCTTTTGTAAAAGGCTCTGTGCTTGAGACAGCGAGTGCCCATTTACTCCATTTTGTTTCATCGCGCAATATAGGAAGAGCAAAAGTCGAATAATCATCACAAACAGTAGCCGCCCAGTATTTAACAGAAATATATTTAGGATAGACTGTAATCATATTCTGTTATCCCCAATTTTTGCTACAACAAAATTTGTTCCCATTTGGTAACCTGAACCAAGACCATTTGATCTAAAGGTAAAATTAATATTTCCCCCTTGGTATTCCACGTCTATACGAGGTTTAACAATTCTTGTATCTTCCTTTACTTCGGTAATCAGAATAGCTTCGCTTGGAACGGCTTTGCTTGTTGGATATTCATAACTGTTAATAGTAATAGTCATATTTACTTGATCTGTAGGGACTAGATTAGGTTCAATTCTCATAATTTTCATAGTAGAATCAACCCCTACCGGTTGTTTAAATTTGTTGTACGTGGCATATGAAATTATAGGCGTAGTAAAGTAGGAAATTATAGGCTTCACTTGAGCGGTATCACTGCCAGCTTCTCCGTTATAATATAAATTAACCTGATCGTTTTCCACCTCATGTTGCCATATATAATGATTGCTATCATTTGGATAAGGCACTAAGTTTTTACCTACGCTGTACATGTTACCGCTAACATTATCAAAATAACCGGCTGACCTTTCTATAGCAGTATCATACCAACTATTATCTATAACATTGTAAATCACAGCTCTAGTGCATCCGACGTCATCAGCTTTACCTTTCTCGGGATAAAACCACCATATTTCGTCCCTTGATACATTTTTGATCCCAAAAACCTTTTGACGTTTTTTCATGTCAATAGTATCAAAAAAAGTTTGACGATTTAGATTGTTTTCAAGCGGTAGAACAACGCCGTTAAATACGAAAAATCTTTGTGTGCCTGGCCAGTAGAATATTCCATCATATTCAACTACGCTTCTTGAAGATAGAATAGAGCTATCTCTTGATATTACTTCTCTTCTAAAGGAAAGATCATCAGGATCAGTAATAGGTTGGCTACTGCTACCTGTAATATTGGTAATACGAATAACCGAGCTTAAGGTCCAGAAGATTATTGTCGGCGTGTTCACTCCTCCTCTCCATTCTGCTCCATAAATTACTTTATCGGTGCTAATATTTATGGAATACCGGTCTTCAAAAAATAGGAATGGAATTTTTAAACTTGTTTTTTTGTCTGATTTTTCCTGTGATGCTGAAGACCACCTAACAACTCCATTATTACCATAAATAAATAATCTATTTGAAACATAAAGCATTCCGCCTGTTGCTTCTCTAAAAACAAAATCAGGAAATTCTAAATTTCTAAAATTCATTCCTTCTATCACAATCCCACTTTCAATAGGAGATGAGGTTGTAATATCCAAATAGTTTTGCATATTCAAGCCAATAATTAAATTGGTTTGAATGTTGTTTATAGTGCTGATAATTGGGATATATTGTATTAATCGATCTAATCGGTTTTTATCTGCAAATTTATTGTAATTAACTTGTACTAGTAAGCCTTCTTTATAAAGAAGATGTATATTATTAGCGCGTTTATTACCTGGAAAACTAGTAGTACCCTGCGAGCAACCAATTAAAATATGCTGTCCGTCATTATCGTAATATACTAAACAGCTACAAGGAAAAGCAGAATTAGGCATTGTTATTTTTTGAGACAGGTCTTTTGATTTTATCTCTATCGTTTTCATTCCACCGATATTCTGAGGCTGACCTCTAAAAAATCTGACCCATTGTCCGTCTGGGCAATAATCTCCTTGAAAAAAAGCCCCGTCACGCAATATTCCGGCTTTATAAGTAATAGGAAAGACTTGCTCATCTGCCATAAATTACCCAACATCTCTTTTTATGCTTCGATCAATGTAACGATCCTGAGTAAGTTTGTTAGCAGAATCCAACGTTTCCTGATATAGCTTGCTATAGATAGGCATTCTTTGATCATCCTTTAAAAAAATAAGAGCCTCAAGAAAGCAGGCATAAAACAAAAGATCAGGATAGTGATCCGTAAGAACGTTGTTTTGCTTTTCCGTACTAATTAAATCAGGTCTTGTAGTATGAATTAGTTGGTAACTATATGTTTTATCAGGAGTTGGGCTGATCAAATGCCTATTATAAGGCTCAATATTTTGCTGGTAATAATCAGCATAAAATAGAGGTGGATTATTTGAATTTGCAATGTCTGGATTAGGCCAGTAATTTACGCAGAATTCATAACTTCTAGGAAGTAAAACAACGCTATTGGTAAAAGGCGAGTCAGGCGTTCCATAGATTATGGAAATAGTTTCTTGCCAGTCCTGAGGTTTGGGTATATAGGCTACGCCTACTTGAGCATTCCCTTGAACTGTTTTTTGAAAACCAAGAGTCCGTAGTTCTTTCCAGATTTTCTGTTGACCATTATCAATAAAATAAGGTACTGCTATTTTAAATTCAGTGCTGTTTGCTCTATTAGCATAAGCTATTATTTGACTTGTAAGAGTGGTGTAATTCATTGTTTTATCCTGCGCCAATAGGCATCCAATACCGATTGATATTTCCAACTAACCATACAAAATTATTTGTAGATAAAACGTAGGAGCTCTGATCAGGGGCTTGTATTGAATCAGGACTATTTGGTTTGATTGTAGTACTCCCAACACCTGCTTGTTTGATTATTATTAGTCTATTAACGTTTGAGCTAATACCTAAACTTGGTAGATTTACCGTCGTTCCGCCTGATGCGACATATATTACTACAAAAAAATCATTTTTTAATATATCATACGTAGATATAAACGAGGCTGTTGAAAAAGGTAAGTATTTACTAACTATTTGCGATGAATTTATACCGCTATCTTTTATTAAAGCACCGCTAGCTCCATCAAAAACAGGGATATTATTATTAACGGCTGATGAAGGACCTACTACATTGCCGTTTCCCCCACTTTTGATTTCAATCCAAGCACCATTCTGCCTTATATTAAGATTTTTAGTATCCGTATTGTATATCTCTAGACCGTCCTTAGGATCAAGAAGAATATCACGCTTGGCAGTGGTCATTCTTGCATGAAGAAAACCCCCTTCCGTTGAGTTTATCTCCAGTAAGGCTGATGGAGAGGAAGACCCAGCTCCTTCTTCACCATTAATGACGGTGCATACTCTACTATCTACCCCCGTTCCTTGCGTTTGGAAAGTCATGGGAGTTAAGCTATCGACAAGGATAGTACCCGTGTCAGCAACATTTGCGTTACTACCGAATTGTAATGCTCCTAGATTACTAAGTTGATATAGGGAAGTATTACTAGCACTCTTTTGATCTGTTTGTAACTCTTCTATCGTAACTCCTCCGTCTTTTATAGTTTTACCCGTGGTATCGGCAAAAACGGCGATATTATCGACTACTGATTCAGGTGGCCCTACTACATCGCCCGTTCCTTCGTCTGAATGAATCCAGCCCCCTTTATCTTTGCTATAATACTCTTGATAATTTGTAGTACTATTGAAAATAATAGTGCCGTCTTTAATAGGTTGGGCAGGATCGGAATTATTAATTAGTTTATCTCTTTCGATAGTTGTTACAATCGGAGGATTTAGACAACTGTTTGCATCTTGATAGTTAATTTGCAATCCGCTAAGCTGTGTAATTGGTAATGTAGTTCCTTTATCTATTGGCATATTTTTCTCGTTAATTTATATAGTTCATTTGCTTACAACATTTTAAGCCGAAGTAATTGTTTGCCACGCTCCATTTTTACAGGTACGCAATACATTGTTTGTCGTGTCATAATAAGTAAAACCATTAACTGCATTGCTAGCTACTTCAACTAATACTTGCGTACCTGATGGATATATCAGAGCAGTACCGTTAGTAAGCCCAACCCCAGTAGCGGTTGTGTTTATTGATACTTCATTTTCCCATCGTCCTTTCCGAAAGGTTTGTGACCAACCAAGATTAATGTTATAAATTCTTGTACCGTTTTTTATACGAACATTTTTATTAGTTCCAACCCTATAAGGAGCAACGTTTTCTAGTTTATTCCTTTGCGCGGTAGTAACGGACGCAACTGCAAAAGTAGCGTTTTGATTATTAGTTCCAGTGTATTGATCGCTGGTAATAGAAATACCGCTAAGTTGAGTAATATTTGATAAATCTGCCATAATAGTTTCCTCTTTATGTAAGTTAATTTATATTTTACCAAATTTAGTATTTGTAAGCAAATTGCTCCACTGATAAACCTCTTTTTTTGGTTAATTTTCAAAATTACATTTTTGTATAAATTGTTGAATTCTTGTGGCATCCTCTCCGTATTGAAGGTTTGCTTCAGATTTTAAATATGCTATAGCCTGAGGAGTGGGATTATCGAGTTTACTTAATTCTTGATCGCTAAGAAAACGCTGAAATCTATAATAAAATAAATTATTTGTCGCTCCCTTATACAATGACATAATCTTAAATTGCAATTCTACCGCATCGGTTGCCCCATTTAACGTTAAATTCAGACAATTAGCAAGTAACCCAAGTCCATTCTGAGGAGCTACTTTAAGATTATTTCCTGATGTAGTTATTTCAATGTCGGGATCAGAATATCCTGTACCGACTGAAAGAATACAAGTTTTAACATTTTGCGGGAATAGTATATTAGAAAATATATATCCAAGAGCAGTAGGATTGTTTTGATACAAACCACCATCGATAAAGAATGTATCGCTAGAAGCTCCTAGAATCGTAGTCGGGCGGAAAAATACTGGAGCTGAGCCGGTAGCAATAGCTACATCAACACAGTTATAATTTTGACCAGCAGTAAAATCTGGAATTAAGACATTAGAAAATTGATAATACCGACTACTAGTAATATCACCATATGGAAAATTAACATTATCCGTGCTAGGACCTGTGCCACCTTGAAATCCTAATGCAGTAATCAAAGTATTAGTTTTTAATTGAAACATTTTAGTAGTACCTAAAATAGGATTTAGAGCATCTCGCAGAGGTTGTTGATTATAGATATAAGGCTCAACACCGGGAGCAGCCAGTACCGTACCTAAAGTAGCAGATCCCGCTGGTCCAAGAGGTTGCAATGGATTAACTCCCGCTCTAATAGTAAAAATGTTGGTAGCATTAGTTTCTAATAAATTAATAAGTTCGGTAGGAGAAAGGCCGTGTGAGTAAGCTATTGCTTGGATACCACCTATACTTGTTCCGCAAATAATATCAAAATGCTTCCACAATTCATTCCCCTTCAATCCGGCATCATTACAAAACCTTTCTAAAAAGGTAGCAGAGAATAATCCTCTAATACCGCCTCCATCTAAAGATAAAATACGTATTACTTTCATAATGCTATTAAAGTATAAATTTTTTATGCGATGGATTACTCATTATTACTTGTTGATAGCATTTCTTCTAAAGAACTAATCATATTCTTTAGAAGATTAATATCATTCATTAACATAAGTTTACGTTCTTTGGTGGCTATGTTTTTTTCTCCGGAAAAATATAATGTGCCGTCACTATAAAGAGCTTGGACATATTTAGGTAAATTTTGGATTATTTCAATTGGATTCATAATATATCTCGTAAGTTTAAATATTGTTAATAATATAAGTGATAAACTTCTATTACTTATTAGGTGGAATATATTCCGCTAAGAATTCTCTAATTTTAACTACATCATCTTCTATTTCAGATAATGAATTTTCAGCAGCTGCTTTTAGTTCCATTAACCTTGGACTAGTTAAGTCAATATCACTACCAAACATTTGACTTGACCAATTACGCAAATTCTGCGCATCTGACATAAACCAACCAAGATATTCTACTGCCTTATAATTAATTGGCTTTATTACTGGCTCAGGTATCGGTTCAGCATTTACTATTTTTTCTTTATTCATTTATTATTCTCCTTTTTTTTTAATGTTTTCTTTAAATACGAAAGTTCTTCATTTGTTTTGCTAATATATTCCTGAAAAGCCATGATAAAGTAACATAGCAATGCGTTGTAATCTATACCACTATTAGATATATCCTTGATTTCTTCTTTTAGGTTTAAACTCTTTTTGGAGCTTTTATCTTGAAACAAAGAATTATAATAATCCGGAATACAGTTAGGAAAAACCTTAAATAATTCTTCTAATATAAGCCCTACCTGCATTTTATTAGTCTTTTTATTGATTCTACTAAGGGCTTTTTCAGAAATGTTTTCAGGAATAGAATATTTATAACCATAACTTTTTACAGATAGCTGCAAAAATCTATCTAATACATTGTTATTGGTTTTATCTTGGATAGAATGTTTGCGAGTTTTAGAACTAACCCGTATCCATGAACCAGAAGTATTTACATAAGCTTGCCTGCTATTACTCTTATCTTCATCTTGAATATTTAAATATGCTCCACTATCTCCAGGTGACCATATTGTACAACCATCACTATCTCCGTTTACAGCCAAACCAGCAGATTCACCTATTTGTTGTTCAAAAAGAAAGGAATTGCTATTTTGATTATATATAGTAGTACCACTTTTTGTTTGACCAGAACGTCTTAACCAATGATCAGAACCTCCACTTGTATTAACACTAATTTCATTGCTTGCAAGTGATGTTCCACCAGCTACGCTATCTACATAAGACTTAGTTGCAACATCTTGACTGGACACTGGGTCTAATGCATTAATTATTGTATTATTATCAACATCAACAGTAGTGCGTAAATATGTACGTAATGTAGAACCATAAGTGCCAATCTCAAAAGGGTATTGATGTCCGTTAACTGCATGGTAAAATTCTAATTGATAACTTCCAGTAGGCTGCGAACCAAATCCGGGCTTATATACAGTCAGCCATCTCCTATATGTACTACCGCTCCCTGATTGCACTCCATGTACAAAATGAGGTGGTGTAGTAGCATCTTCTAGAGTATGATACATACTATATTCTGCAAAAGAACCAGAATTAGACCAATCAAAACTTAAAGAGTTTGAATCCATTATTTGAGCGCCACTCAAAGTAGTATTAATAGAATTAGTACCACTACCTGTTACAGAACCAGTTAAATTAATTGTACTTAATCCTATTGTAGGATTTCCAGCAACTCCATTACCATTAGTAATATTTATTCCAGCACCAGCTGTTAAAGTTCTACCGGAATATGCTCCTACTCCGGTTCTTGCCATTAAGCCAGTTTGAGAAAAAGCAGATAATGCTTCTAATTCAGCTCCCAAGGTCATATTAACTGATCCTGCTGAAATCGTTAGAGAACCTGTTATAGGAATGATAGTACCTGGCGCATTTTGAGCCGTTAACTCTGCTCCCTCATCACAGCAACTTTGCCATTCTACCCCATCAAAGAATTCTGTTTTTGGCATAAATCTTCTCCTTATATAACCATCTCTCTTATAAATCTGTATTTAATCTAATCATTCCAATTACTGGATTTGCTGGCCTCTGGGCTGTTGTTCCAACTGGAATGATTAGATTACCATTGCTAACAGCTAAATCACCTGGACATTCAATGGTTGATGATAATGATATAGTTGCGCCATTCACGTCAACTTCATTAACCGTGCCGCTAATAGAAGTAATAGGTGGCGCACCACTCGTTGCTGATGTTAACCTACCTTGTTCATCTACGGTAATTGAAGCATAATCATAGTTACCAGGAGTAACGGCAGTATTTCCAAGTGAAATTGTTCCACTATCTGTAATAGTGCCGCCATCTAATCCAGCCCCAGCTGTAATAGATTTTACAGTACCATCAGTTTCTACAACCCATTCTACGCCATTATAATATTCTCGTTTTGCTACCATGTTAAATGCTCCTACTTGTTTTTATTAGATAATGTTATTTTAACATATTTTAAATATATATGGATAAGTTGTGAGTTTATAAATCTGTATTTAATCTAATCATTCCAATTACTGGATTTGCTGGCCTCTGGGCTGTTGTTCCAACTGGAATCGTCATGGATTGATGTCCTAAAAATATCGGATTCTCTTTGAAAATAAGAGTAATAGGATCTTTTAAAGGGCCGCTTCCTAAAACATCACCAGTGAGTGTTATTCCAGTGTTTAATAATTGGTTCAAATATTGTGATGACAAGCTAGCACTGCCAGCTGAACTTACCGCTGAATCATGAGCGCTTGATGCAGATGAAGATGCGCTGCTTGAAGATGATCCAGCACTAAGTGCAGATGCCGCTGCGGCCACTGCCGATACTCCAGCAGCGCCAGCTGCCCCAGTAGCTTCGGCCGCCGCCCCTGTAGCCTCGGCCGCAGATGCGGTAGCTTCCGTTGCTGACGCACTTGCCTCGGTTGCTGACGCGCTTGCCTCAGTGGCAGAAGTAGAAGCCTCTTCCGCCGAAGTTGCCGCTTGGTTTTTAAATTCTTCTGTTTCTGCCTTTATTTGCTCAAGCGTTTCTTTAGTTGCATAATCTTCATCCGGAATTGCAATAGCAAATGCACCTCCTGCAACTATTTTTGCCATACCTAACCCGAGATCACTTATTACTTGAGCATTGATTAAAGCATCACTTGCAGTCTTAATAACATATGTAGCATCATCAGGAGCTTTACCTCCCCCGTTATCCATAAATGAGAGAGAACCACTTCCGTTTGTTGATAGTATTTGACCATTCTTTCCGTCTTGTAAAGGTAATGTCCAAATTGTATTTTGAATTAAATTACCCGCTTGAAAACCAACAGAATAATTATTACCAGGATTATTCCACTTTAATTTCTGCGTAATAATATCGGCAGTATTAGTAATATTATCAGAAAAAATACCCTTGCTATAAAGAGTATAAAACTCAGCAGTTCCTCCTGTAATTAGGGAAGATAAAATACTGTCAAAACTAGCTTCTTTAGCATATAGATAGTTTATGGGAGTCAGACCATCGCCTCTATTAGCTAGCTCCAAAAAGGAAGCCTTTTCTCTGTCAAATCCAGGATTAAAGATATTGCTCATTTAACTACCTTCAAGTAACTTTAAACGCTGATCTGCGTTTATACTGCTTATATCCTCCCCTGCAAAACTAGGTAATTTAGGATTAGCTTCTACAGAAGTAAAATTTACGTTATTGAGAGCGGATGATAAGTTATTACCAGTTGCATCGGGCGGTTGCGGTGTAAACAACCCTTCAGGTCTTGGATTAGATACGGTTTTTGGATCACCTTTTATTTGCGGTGGTCTATTTTGCTCATTTGGTTCATCAGCAAAAGGACGTCCAACTATTGCGCCAGTCCAGACAAGATTATTTCCTCGCCATTCATACTGCTTTATAAGATCAGATTTACTAAAGAAAAAACCTGAATAATCACACACTCCAACAGCTTCTCTGACATTCTTTTTAACGTATTGACCACGTTGTTGATTAATTAAACGGGTTTTTAAATTAGTCACTATAAACCTCTAAACTTAGAGGAACTTCTGTAGTATTATTTATCACGGCATTTTGCATACTGTTTTGGTATTTTTCCATAAGCACTTGTGACTTTTCAGGAGCGTATTGCTCAGCTAGCATCTGGGCAACCCCATAAATAAGTGGCATATAAAAATATGAAGGAATATCAATGCTTTCAGTGTAAGTTGTTACCGTTTCTATACTGCTTTGACCGCTATACATTAATAAATTATACATAGAAGCAGGTGTTTGCCATACATAGAGACTAGGCGTAATTTGATAGTCAATATAGTAAATACTAGGTCTTCCTATTAACCCTTTATTTGGATAGGAAAAATACTCATATCTGGATACTTCTGACATAATAGTATCACGAATCTGGTTGTTAAAATAAATCTCGGTAATATCAAGCGTTGCTCCATCAGTTTCTTGTATTTTGTAATAAGGACATGAAGCCAAGTTATCCTCAAATAAAAACCATTGCGTAATATTTTTTTTATATAAGGTTTTAGGAATATCTTTATCAAAAAGAGTTTCAAATGTAGTAGTTTGTCCTGAAAATTTTAGTGTATATTCCCTATCTACATTTGACTTGACGCCTAGAACTTTTATTACTTGAGAATTGGAATAAGTATAGCCTATTAGTCCATTGGGCGCATTTTGCGCGCAGGCAGTCTCAGGGTTATCGTCAAAAGCATTGACCGCTATTCCTGAACTAGAACTGGGCGTGCCAGCGAAATTCTGTCTTATATTACTACGCAAGAACACTTGAAAGACTTTCTGAATATTAGAGGGGAGCAGATAAGACGCTTGCCCAGTAGTTAAGCTAATAGGACTTAGTTTAAGAGTCCATAAGTTAACATTAGCGTTAGTCCAATCACTTAAGATAAAATTGATAATTTTAAGAGCAGAATCATATTGTTCAGCGCTAACCATGCTAAGGGGCATATTAATTAACTCATAAGCCTTTCTGATAATCAACTCTCCTTTGATGCTATTAAAACTATAACTTCCACTAGTTGCTGGCATTCCACCCCTTTATAATTGCTATATTTAAACTTAAAGAAACGCAAACAAGGTTAATGCTTGTGTTTCTTTAAGTGGCAACAATATTTTATGCTACCGATCCTGTCGCGCCAATTACACCAAGAGGCGTAAACATACCAAAAGAATATCGACCAGACGCGAGTACTGACATAGTTTCAGTGACAGGATCAGTAGTAACGTTAATCTTAAGCGGTCGTCTGACAAAATGCTTACGTGTACCTTTTACATTGGTTAGTGCAAACCAGTTGCTAGGACTTGTTAAAAAATGACTTACTTCATAACCATTAGGAATAGCTTTCATGTTGTAAATTGCGTTTATATCATTGTTAGCTGTTCCTGTTCTAAACACTGATTCAAGTAATCTACACCCTGAGAACATTAAATCTTGTGGAAGTAATAATCTATCAATTTGGCCATTTATCAGTAATCCTGCTTGGTCTTTCATTTTTCCAGCTAAAATCACTGCCTGTTCAACGCCAGCTTCACTAAAGTCAACATTTACATTAACGCCGTTATATGCGCCAACACGATTAGAGTAAATACCTCCATCATAGGGCTGAGAACTAGAACAAAGAGTCTGGCCATTAGCCATTACAGCCGCGTTATTAAATGCTTGATTAAATGAATTCATTGCCAGTACTTCCCTTGTTTGTTCATAAGAAGTAGTAAGTGATTTTGTGCCGTTAAAAAATTGATCGGCATATAGATCATCTTCCATAGCAATATTGGTAATCTGAAAACCAAGGCCAAATTCACGATGAATAAACTCGTAAATGAATCTCTCACCCATGGTATCCATCTTAATAGGAGCGCCCTGCGTTTTCTCAAGCGCATATCCAGTACCCCTAATATCAACCATTCTTTCCGTATGTTTGACGGAATTTGCTTGTTCGTAAATTTTGTTATATTCCCCTTTGAATCTGGCGTACTGTGTTTTTACTTCTGCCAAACCAGGCCATAGTAAACTCGGAATATCACCAGTTGTTATAATAGACATGTTTAATTACCTTATTTTTTATTTTTCTTTATAGTTTTTGATTTCTTCTTTTTTGGTATATAAAGCCCAGGCTCTAAAAGCGATTTTACATTGCTCGTTGTAACTATAGACATAATCCTATGCTCCAGCTGTTGGACCAGCAACTCCACCTGAACCGTATATATGTTTGTTAAACTTAACTAAAAGATTAATAAACGGCATATTTACTCCCGGAACTAAACCTGTAGGATTAGGATTTGCATTGATTATTGGATCAATACCAATAATTTTTACATCCAAAGTAGCGGTTCTTTCCATACTTGCTCCATCTAAGTAGTAAACTGAATTATATACTCTGCTACCGGTACGTTGATTTTGACCACCTGCAATCGCAGTAGGATCTGTAAAAATTATGCCTGCTACCGATAAATTAGCATTGAGGCCACGTGTAGATAGTAGGAATTTTATACCTGTTGCGGCCGCTACCGAACTTGATACTTGCACTCTAAATACTGCCATTGGATCATCATTAACATACGCAATAATTTTCGTGCCTGCTTTTACCTGAGTACTACCTGGCCAATAATCGGAATTAACCTGATATCCTGTTGTAGCATTGACATACTGACATCCCATGAATACACCAATAAAAGCATCTGCGTCTGCTGTTGCAATAGCTTGTACTGCTGTTCCATCAGTTGTAGCTGATAATTTTTGCGGAGCTATTGTTCCAGCCATTGCGACTAGACCTGGATTTGATACATATTTTACAGGATCTCCTTTAAAAATACTGTTTGGCTGAGTAGTTAGCCCATCAGCAGAAGTGTGAATATAATATTGACCTAGTTTTTGTGTTCCGCCATTTCCTATTTGAGACTGAACTACTTCCAAACCATAAGGTCTATTAATGCCGTTAGACATAATTTCCTCGTATATTTTTTGATTATTAAATAAAATTAATTTCTTTAGTTAAGCTAATTCAAGCTTTGGAGACCTTTTAACGTCTAGTTATGACGATGATAGCTTTTTGAAAGTTTTAGCTACAAACTACAACCTTTTTACATCTAGTTATGATGGATAAGTTTTATAGCCTACCTATCACAAGGCTCAGACCTTTTTAAGTCTAGTCATGACTTATATTTTCGTAATAAATTAAATATACTACAAAACAAAAACTTACTCAAATTGCGCTCAAGATTGAAGGTGATTCCAAATAGGGTTCATCTAAACAAAGGTACACGAAGTACCACGGGAATTTATGAGTGACGAGTATCTCTAATACGCGTTTTATATTATAACAAAAGGCTCATCCTTTTTACAAATTGCACCTCTTTAACTACCAAATACCACCACAGATACACCGTCCAGTGCCGGTAATAAATTACCTAGCGTATCAACAGTGTAAATTATAACTTCCGTTGCTGTTTTAGACCTAAAAAATACCTGAAACGGGGCTATTACTTCCGTTCCTCTGCTAAGCGACAATAATACTGTGTAATTTGCATTAGCAAAGCTGTTGGCAAATGTTACAACATACGATCCATTACCTCCTGTAACTGATCCTATATTAAAACTATTTTCAATCTGAATATTACCAGGCGAAGCATTATTATCATAAAAAAAGCAATAAGCCTTTGGAACTGCAGAATTATTAATTTTACTCGGAATCGTGATATTACCACTAGCATCAATTGTTATTCCATTGAGCACGATCAAACCGTTATCAACAGTAGCTACATTAATGTCCTGATCCCCGCTAGCTGTCGTTATTGTATTTACAGAGATTAAAAGATTGCCAACATTAATACTGGATAACCCAACCAAAGCCTCAGTTAAATTAATCACTGCATCGTTTAAAGCGCCATCACCGCTTGATACATCTATATTAGATCCACCACCTATCTTTCTTGTAACAAATTCAAGCGGAGTATTTCCTGTGATTACTAAAAAACCATTCTGTGTTTGAGTAGTTAGATTATTTAAATTATTTAACGAATCGGCAATTTTAAAAATTATATCCCCGGTGGGAGGCGTAATCGTTGAGTTCGTAATTTGCATTGAATTATTCGTACTTGTCGTAGAAAAACTTACTATTCCACTACTACCTCCACCAAAAGGTATGACTCTCCATATTCCATTACTATTGCTATTATCGGTTAAATATAACTGATTAATCTCTCCGGGAATAATTACGTTTGTTAAAGGTGTTCCATCGTTATATAAAATAGTCACATCATGACTACCGACATTATTAAACAATAAGCTAGTCCCAGTTTCTGCCGTATTGGCAGGTGGCAAAGTTATTGTATAGCTATTATCTTCTGAAATAACATCGTTAATATCACTAACAATAACCCCTTCTGTTCTTGGATAAGGCCACGAAAGTTTTATATCACCTGTAAGCGTAAATTTAGAATAGGACATTTAAACCCTTTCTCCTTTAGATGAATATGCTTTATCAGAAAATGGTAAGATTGGATTATAAGCATCGGTATTTACTCTTTGCAGAGTATCTTTCATTATTGTTACCGCCTTTTTCTCATAATGCTCACGTTCTTTTATGCCGTATCGTTCGTCGCGTGCTAGTAAGATAGTATCACCTGTGGTAATACTATCTGCCTCTTCACGTAAATCTTTTCGATAAGCACGTTTGTTTTTAAGTCTGTCTGGAGATACGATATACCAGCCCTTTGCAAGTAACCTATTAATGCGCTCAGACGCATTTAAAGCAAAGTAATATTCTTCACCCGGTTGTTTTATCTCGTCAATCATTGCCTCAAAAGGACAGGTGGAATCGGTAAAGGATAAATCAAAGTTATGATCATTAAGTTTATGCTCCCTAATATCTCTATCTACAGATTTGAATTCATTGTTTTTGTCTTCTTTAAATTTTACTGCCATTATTTTAACCTCATTTCTTTAGGATAATTTGCTAATTCTTTTAAGTATCTCTCGTCTGTCATGCCAAAAGATAAAGCTGCTTTTTTTTCTTGAAGAGTTAACTCTCTTTGTTTTCTTTCAGGTGCTGATTCCATAGGACTACGACTACGCACCGCCCCAAAATGTTTGGCAGGACTTGGCGCTAGAGAAGAACCTTGCGCGGTTACATTATCGATATATTCATCAATCATACTGTAATAACCGCTTGAGCCAATTAACTGACCTTTATTATTTGTTTCATATTTTCTATCAAGCTTTCTAATAAAAGATAATACCTGACCTGCAATTTTTTCATCATATTCAGGAGCATTTCTGTCTACTTCAGGGTTATTCTCAAGCCACCTATATAATCTATTTTCGTACTCTTTTGTCCTTTCCTGATTAGCGTATTCCTCAGAATTTTTATTTTCAGGAAAATTAGTGATTTTATCAGCTTCACCTAAAGCATGAGTTGCCTTTGAAATATCAGCAGTTGCTTTTGCAACAGAAGCCCCGTCGCCACTTTCAAGAGCCATTTGTAACCGTGCTTGCGCCGATTCTAAGTCACGAGTCATAGTGTTTTTATAATGGGTAGAACCGCTATTTATCGCCTGATGAAGCATTTGCTCCATTTGTAGTTTTTCCTGACGTAATTGCTCTAAATGCTCAGCTAACTCTTTTTTCTCTGCTCGTTCTTTCTTAAGCTTAAGCCAATATTTATTGTTTTCTGGCTTTTCTTCCTTTTTTTCAGCTGGTTGCTCCCCTTCTTTGGCTTCTATTTCCTGATCATTATTATTCTCATCAGGAACTTGTTCAGAACTCAGCGTTTCATCTTTAACAACAGAATTGTTATCAATCACTTCTTCTTTTTGCGTATCTTCATTTAAGGCGTTGTCTTGCGCTAATATATCGCTTTGATTTGTATTCGTTACATCTTCAATATCTACTTTAAACATATTATTACCTTGATACTTTTGATGGATTATCGACTAGTAGCTTGATCTTAAAATCTTCTACCATAATTATCGGTTCACCTTCATATTTTGACTGCAATGATGAACCACGGGGGAATATGACCCAGTCACCCACTTTGACGTAAGCGCCATTTGGGAACTGATCACCTTGGTAGCTATCTGCTCCAAGTTTTAATACCATTCCTACCATCGAGTTATATTCTAGATCTTCCTTAACTGCGCTATCGGGCAAATATATGGAATTTATCTTTTTCTGAAGTGGAGGCTTATAGATAAGAATTAAAACATTAATTCCAGTTACCGATATATCTTTAAATCTCTCTATCATTGCCTCTTTATCAAAGCAGGAAAGGTCTATACCTTTTGTCTCAAAATCTTGCGTTGCATAATTAATCATTTCGTTCTCCGTCGATTAAAATTTCATTAAATATCTCAAGTGCCGTTTCCAAACCCTTGATTACTCCAACACAGTATTTATATTCCTCAAGCGTAGAAATACCTGTCGGATCGGTTAAAACAGAAGTTTGTGCATTAATTTCATCATTTATGGTTTTAACCAAATTACCTTTATTACCAAACATCCTATTTCTTCCTTATTGCTTTGCCGCCTTTGGTGCAGACTTCTTTTCTGACCTTGGCGCTACCGCCTGATGCGTATTTATCCTTGGTAGCGTTTACTCGCTCATTCATTTCCTTAAGCGCTAATTCTCTTGTGTGTTTATTCATAAATAATCTCTTCTTTTGGTATGGATAATAATTGTTCTCTTAAAGCTTCAATCTGAGATTTGAAATCAGATTCTCTAGCCTTGAATTCTAGCTTTAATAACTCAAGTTCGTTTTTATTAGTTATTTCTTGTTCTTTGGACATAGTATCTATTACTTTTTCTTTCTCTTTTAATTCCAGTTTTAAAAGTTCAATTTGGTATTTCTCCTCTGCAAGTCTTTGTTGTTCCTGCACTTTAAGCTCGGCTAGATATTTCTCCTGTTCTATCTTTTCTTGATCAAGCTCAATATTCATTTGAGTTTTATAACCATCTGCTTCAATGTTTAAATGAGCTATTCTCTCTCTTGATTCGACTTCTAATTTACGTTGTTCAATATCAGCAATTTGCACCTGTAGAGCAGGATCTATAGGCTGTTGTTCTTGTTCCTGCTCTTGCGATTCAGGTAGCAATATCCTGTCAATGTCACTAATACCAAGTGCGTGGTATACCTTTAAATACACTTCTCTCATATTATGAAGTTCAGGATTACCGCTTGCGAGTTTAAGCAAACTCTCAGCTTTAATAATTCTCTGGGTTGAAGACTCAATAGATGGGTCAGATGTTGGAGTAATGTTTAAAGGCTCTCCTTCAAAAGAAGGGTTTCCTAAATTAAACATCCTGTAAAAGAGTTGTAGCTCTTCACTAAAACTACTATGCACAGTTCTCATTATTGCCGATTGCATACGGTTTGAAACTTCCAATAAGGCAATAGTAGTACCAACCGGTGCATTTTGATTGTTCTCAGTAAGCCCCATTTCCGTTGCTGAAGCAAGTTCCTGTGTTTGCGCAGTAACTCTATTCATATATTCAAATAATGCAGGAGATGGACCGTTTGCAGGTATCGGCATAATAGCATCCCGCAAAGGTAAATTACTTGTCGTAACCGTTACAACCTGACCAGGCTTTATTGTTAAGTCGTTATTGGTAGTTTTAAGACCTTTTGATTTTAAAAATGCAGGACAGTTCTGGAAAATAGCTGCATCAATCGCCATTTGTTGCATAATAGTTAAACTTTCTGCGTTTGCTCCTATTATCTGCGCAAGTCCAAGACCGTAAATATCTAAACCTGGAAATAAATTATAGTGAATAAAGGCATTAATGCGTGTTTTTGTTGGGTCGTTTTCATGCCAATTAGGCACTATCGCTACAATCTTGTTAGTAGCTCCACAACGGGTAATAACATAAGGAGACGGTATAGAAATTTCCTCGCTCTTAGTGCTATCATTAAAAAATTCATTTAAATCAAGGTACTCATGTGTTTCGTAAAAAGCAAAACGTGAAGCAGTAGGTTCTGGTTGATTAATACCTAGTTTTTCGTCATCATTAGTAGTTTCATTAATCTCAACATTATGTTCTAGATATTCAAGTTCTGTCTTAGAAAATATCCCACTATTCATATTAGAAAGAATCTCCCTTTTTGAAAGATATCTAATATGAGTAAGTCGATTTGATTCGCTAATGCTTGAACAGTTATTATCAACTAAAAAATCCTCAGGAATAATAAATCTGCTCAGTGGTTTACTGGTAATAGGATCGTAATAAATCTTTCTAAACACACAACCATATACTATGAGATAAAGTAGAAATCGGTCATAATCAGGGTAAAAACCCTTATCTTCTACAGTTAAATATTCATTTAGACTATCTTTGACCATTTCGCCTTTTAATTCATAAGACTCATCAACACTAACATCTGTTTTAAATCCTACAGGCCCATTAGAGGGTAATAGCTCAGAACGAAGTGTAGCCCAGAGCCTCAGCACGCTAGTTGAGAAAGTAGTATCAATAGTATTTACTCGGGTATTATTACTAGTAGAACTTTTCTTTCTTGGAATCGAATCACCTGCGTCATCAATATTAAATCCAAGATAAGGTTTTGCTTTATTAATTACATCAAGCCATGGCTGGCGGTTAGCTTTATCTTTTTTTGTTACTTCTTCTAGGTAAGAGGCTATTTTCTCCTTGACGGATTCAGGTATTCCATCTGCTATGTTACTATTAAACTCAGTAGTTTCATTATTTGAGGAATCCTGATCGATCCTTGATAGCATCTCTTCTTCGAGGTTTGGTGTCTGTTCTTCTGACTCGTTAAAAGAATCTATATCCTCTCCTGATAATTCAGGATTAATAGCTTCTAGAGTGGAAATGTCAGTTTCAAAAGGATCGTTGTAATTAGGATTTACTTCAGACAATGGTAGTAAATCTTCAGTATCAACGATCTCCTTTCTATTTTTTCTTTTTACACTATTGATCTTCGATGTTTTTAAAGCTTTTTTATTTATTGCCATTATATTATTTTTTCTTCCTCATCTACTTCATCTGTTGTATGCATTAAGGATTCGTTATCTCTTAGGTAGGAAAGCGCTTGTGTCATGGTATCCACCAAATCTCTTGATTCACCAGTTGGAAACGTAATAACAGTTTCTAAAAACTCATCGGCAAAAGCAGTTAATTTTTCATTGTTTTGTTCCTCGGTTGGCAAATAGACTAGTCCACACTCAATCAAAGGAGATACCCTTTGAACTCTTGCTCCTTTATCGCCTTTTGGCGTATATCCTATTGCTGGGACGCCTGCTAGCCTTAAATCCCGAATTAATGGATCACCAGTTGCTTTTGCTTCTATCAGGCAAGTATCTACGCTTAATTGAGCAGGGTATGGGTTTTTATTCTCGCCAGTATCTTTATAATCTCTAGCGAGTCTTTGCGCTCTAGAGCGAAGTTCTGGGTATCCAACTCTTCCGCGCCACATAGACAGCAACATTACCTTAAATAATCCTTCTTCTGAATTCTGACCCCAAACACCCCAAGTCGTGCAAGCAGAATATGAGGAAGTCGGAGCATCTGAAAAGGCAGTATCCCAACTTTGAATAATGTGATCAAATCTTGGTTTAATAGGACTATTCCATTGTTTAAACCATTTCTTCTTAAGTATTCCACCACCAATTGGGGCAGGTCTTTGTTGACATTGCCCCGCATATCCATAAGAACCAAGTGATCTTTTTAATTCACTCACCTGTTTGCTACCAAATCGCAAGGGCGTAAGTAATTCACCTTCTTTAGTTCTTGGATCTTCCCAAATATCCTTATTCATTCCAAGCGGGACTGTAATACATTTACGACTCTTCTCAAATTCAAGTGGTAAAACTAGTTCTACCCAATCATCTTCCGTATCGTTTTTTCTAATATAACCAGTTAGATCATTCTCATGAGTTCTTTGTTGCACTACAATTCTGCAATCTCTGGCTGGATTATTTGAACGAGTTGACATTCTCTGTGTCCACCAGTTAATAACATTTTCTCGTTTGATATATGATAAATCTCCTGGGTCATTAGGATCGTCAATGATAATGATCGAACCTCCCTTACCGACTGTTTTCGATACTACGCTAGTTGATTGTCTATAACCGCTCTTTGAATTCTGAAAAAAACTTTTTACATTTTGATCCTTTAAAAGTGGAAACTTACTGCCCCAATAATCTTGATACCAGCTACTCTCAATTAAAGCTCGGCTACGAGTAGCATGCTCTAAACTAAGAGAGTTAACACAAGAAACTGTTAAAAACCTTTCACATGGATTGCGTAACCAAACCCATGCAGGAAATGCTATTGATATTAAATTAGTTTTGCCTGTTCGAGGTGGAACATTAATAATTAGTTTTTTAATTTGTCGCTCATACACAGCTTCTAAATGCTCGGCTATCGCTTGAATATACCAACTATCCGTATATGGCATATCACCTTCAATATAAGGCCACGATGCTTTAAAGAACTCATGCAGAGACGCTTCACAAAGCATTAAGCTTTTTTCTTGACGAACAGAGCTTAACTCCAAATCTATTACAGAAACTGGTGCTTCCGCGCTATGAGCGTTATTATGATTATATTCCTTGTTCATTAACCAATGATATTTTAAATATTTTACTACTTAAAAATAAGTATATCACACCTGCTTTTAATTCTGATTTTGTCGTGCTTTTTCAAGTTTGCAATAACCGCTTCTATGCTATATATTGGTGGTTCATCAGAGGATTTATAACATCTAAATTAAAAGTGAAATTATACAAATAGAAGATATTAAAAGATTAATGAAAAAAGAGAATTAAAATGAACAAAGGTGAATTTGTAAAACATATAGCAGAGCAACATCAATGTACTAAAGTAGAAGCTGAAAAAAACATAGACATGTTTACCTCATCAGTAATTGACGCCCTAGGAAAAGGGAACGAAATATCACTTATCGGTTTTGGTAATTTTGTTGTTAGTAAAGTAGAAGCCAGAACAGGTCGTAACCCTAGAACTGGTGAAGCACTTGAGATTAAAGCTTATAATCAACCAAAGTTTAAAGTTGGGCAGAAGTTAAAAGATGCTGTTAATCCTAAATAAATAATAAATTTAAATAAGATAAATAATTATGCAAAACGGCAAAGTAAAATGGTTTAAAGCGGCTAAGGGGTATGGCTTTATAGAACCAAGCGATAAATCAAAAGACGTCTTTCTTCATGTGTCAGCTCTACTGCAAGCAGGCATTAAAGATATTGAAGAGGGGCAAAAAATTAGTTTTACGACAGAAACTAAGAATGACAGAGTATCAGCAACTGATATTAAATTAATATAGAATTGTCATAATTATTTAATTCAATCATTAAAATAATTTACTTATGAGCGAAATTATAGTAATAAATCATCACACGCCACTCAAAGCATTTTTAAATTTGGAGGAGCTATGTTCCTGATGTTGGTAAAACTAGTATTTTTTAACTCATAAAACAAAAATAATATGACAGACAATCATGAAGACCAAGATGTCTACACAGTGGAACAATTTAAGAATGATCTGCGTAACGCACCAACACCTATTAATATAGGCAAAAAACTGAATACTTTGTTACAGGTAGATTTTGGAACTGGTGGGGCTACTGCAATTATTAACGATGAAGATATCTCATTGAGAATAAACTTATTACGTAATATTTTAATACACAACCCTAATCATAAAGTGGCTTTCTTTACTTGGAATAAATCAGCTTTCTTCGTTTATAATACGTTATTAAATAGTCATATAGTGGATAAAAATATAGAAATAATTACTCCTTCGTTATTTGAAAAGCTTAGAGACCAAGCTTCCCTTGTAAAAATAGCGTCATTAACTAAAACGCAAGAACAAGAAGAATACATACAACGAATTAAAAATAATCTAGACCTCTTTGATTGCCACCCACATTCTTTTGCCGAGATTAGTGATCTAATAACACAATACATAGAAAATAATAAAAATGAGACTTCAATAACTATATTTATCGATGATATTTTTATTATGATGGAATTAGATAATATAAGTAAGTGTAAAATGATTTTTAAAAGGTTCAATAAAGTTCATAATTGGTTTCTCAACAAAAACAATAAAGTACATATATTCTTAGGATTTGGCCACTGCGACACAGAAAAAAAAGAGGACATTATGAATGGAAATATGCGGAACGTTTTAGAATATAAGAGTAGAGCAATCTTCATTCATAAAAGTCGACATGGACCAACAGGTTTTTATTCTTGTTCTGAGTTTTCACAAGAAACAATATAGAGGATACCTTGGACAACATAATAAATCTAAACTATTCATACGCACTAATAATCAAACATATCGCAGAACACATAATCAAAAGTGATGTGTAAAAAAGTTGGATATATCCGTGTTAGTACAGAAAAACAAAACCCAGAGCGTCAATTACCAGATATTGATCTAGATATTACTTTTAACCCCAACTGTGTTTAAGGATGCAATTTTACTAGCTGATCCAAAGAAGGTTTATCATCACGAATCTGGTAATTTATCAATCCAGCAAACAAGTGAGTAAAGGCATTAATTGGAGATCTGTGTCTACTATGAATCAAGATATTTAGAGACTTTATAGATGAAAAAACAGTCTCGTCAATCATTATAAGGGGCATTCTGAGGGTCGTAATTTCCCGCTAACTCCATTTCCATTGCTTCAATTTGAATACCTATTTCGTTACCACCCATTTGAATACCCATATCAATAAAGGATAATTCTTGAATTTGATTATCTTTTTGGACTATGACCAAATCTTTATCACGAAGTTCAACCTCTTTCTGAACGCGTAATTGATCTAAGGCTAAGTCCTTATTGTGTAAATCCACATCTTTTTGAACACGTATCTGCTCTTTTTCCATTTCTTTTTGAACACGCAACTGTTCTAATGCTAAGTCCTTGTTGTGAATATCAACATCTTTTTGATCTAAGGCTAAGTTCTTATTTTGAATGTCGTTATCTTTTTGAACTCGTAACTCTTCTATAATTCTATTTTTTTCGGCGCTTTTATTTCGTACCTCTGCTTCTTTAGCCAATAGTAACTCTTCTTTTTCTATTTCCTTTTGAGCTAGTAATTCTCTTAATTGTTCTAATTCTTGATCCTTGTTATTTAGGAGATTATCTTTAGCAACAAGTTTTGTTGTTGATTCTTTTTTTAATAATTCTCTATAAACAACCAAATTGTTTTCAATTTTCTGAAGATTACCACTATCTAAAAGTTTTTTTGCTTTAGTATCTACAGGCCAATCCTCAAAGTTAGCAGAAAATACTTTAGGATTTAATTGATTTAAAACTTTAATATATTCTTCTTTTAATTGATTTTCTTCCCTTATGCTGATTTCAGATAATAATTGCTCTTTTTGAGCCAATAACTTTTCCTTGTTCTGGGCTTCAACAGTTTTATTTTTAAGTTCAACGGTTTTATTTTTAAGTTCAACGGTTTTAGTCGTAATAACTTGTTTTAAACTACCAATATCTTCGTTTTTTAATTTCACTTCTTCAGCATATTGATCAATACCAGTAATCAATTTATTGATATCACTTACTACGCCCTGCCTAATCCCATGATAAACACGTGGCTTTGATAAAAATTCTTTCATTCTTCCAGCAGCATGTTTTGGATTAATTTTCATAAAAACACCTTTTTTTCATAAAAACACCTTTAATTAATTAAAAAATATAATAATTTACACTAGACAGAAAACTCTATCATAACAACAATTAAGAAAAGATAAATGACACTATCTTCACTAAAGAAACAATCGTGATAGTTGCAAGATAGTCACATTGATATATTTAATCACTATTTTTTAGTTATAAATATTATCAACATCTAAAACTTATATCTAAAACCACCACTAATTGAAGAGGATAGTAAAGTTACATCGAATAATTTATTAGTACTAACTCTTGCGGTTTGATTTGAACATCTATCAGCCACATAAAACACTTTATATCGTCCTGTTTTCATTTTAAATCTTTTTGTCTCTAAATTAATTTTAAAGTCTAGGTTATCGCTATATTTATACAAGAAATCCATGTCAAACCCAAGACCAGTTCCTTTAGCGTTATGTTTAAAACTAGGATCTTGTTGTAAATCATCTCGGAGTAACCAATAACCTTTTCCAGTGTATTTAAAAGAGTACAATTTAATTGTAGGTGTAATTGATAATCTGTCATTTAACGAAGTCTTTAATGATAAGCCAATCCATGGAGCTTGAGTTTTAAAATCATATTTAGAGCCTAGGCGATTAAAAGGATGTAATATAAGGTGTTGGTTACAAATCTTTTGGCAAAAACCATATTGTTTATTTTTATAATCTGCATAATCAAAACCTACATATAAAGTTAAAAGATTATTTCTTGGCAGAGTTATAGAATATCCAACTGCTCCTGATAAGTCAAAAATATGCCCTTTAACTGCTGATATAGTGTTTGAAAATTGGTGCGTTTTTATATTCCCTGATTTGTGTTTATAAACATCCCAATCTAAATCTCGAGAAGTACTTGGATTTTTTAAAATATAACCATATTTAGCCTGTCCTAAAAAATTCAATTGATTGGGTATAGGATTAGTTTCTAACTTAATACCCGTTTGAACAATATGATTCTTCCAAATCAGTTCTGAAAGTTTTTTGTTTGGATAATGAGGATCTGGCACAGACCATTTAATTATATCATATCTATACCCTGTAAAAGGAGTTACAACAAAATTGGTAGCTTTATCATCTTCTAAGGGGCTCGCTGTTGTCATTGTAATAGCTGTAAGTAAAACAGTTATTACAATTAAAGCTTTCTTTATTACCATATTCTCAATCCTTTTGTTAATAATCATCATAAGTTTTTAGTAATAACCTATAACATAACTATTATTATCCTTGAAGCGAAAAAACTACGAGAGACCTAAACTCAGAAAGTAGTGTGTCATAATCAATAGACATTTGTTTAAAGTTTCATGTAGCTATAAA